GCTTGAGCCGCTGAATCCTGAAAAGATCATCAGGAATGGCCAGCGCGTTCCGGCCGATCCCCGTATTCCACATGTTATCGATCCAAATGATGGGCCGTTGATTGCATGACGATATTGGCAACCGATTTTATCGCAGCGTTCCCGGAATTTAATACGCCCTCTTATCCAATTGCGCAAATCAATTTCTGGATTCCGCAGGCCTATAATCAACTCAATGCATGCCGGTTCGGAGTAACACTCGATTTAGCCGCAATGCTTTTTGTTGCTCATAATCTCGTATTGTCCGCGCGAGATGCGGCCATCACGGCTAATGGCGGTATTCCTGGCCAATCGTCAGGGCCGCTTAATTCAAAAGGCGTTGATAAAGTTCATGCCGGCTATGACACTACGGCCAATCAGAGTCCGGGAGCTGGCATGTGGAATGCGACTTCTTATGGCCAGCGCCTTTATAGGATGATGATATCGAACGGTGGATTTGTCTATTTTCCCGGCGGACGACCTATTGATAACTGGAATAGACGATGGCCTACGCCTAACTGGCAATTTGTTCCATGAATATTGAACAGAAAAGCCATACCGCACAATTTCGCAAAGCTCTTGAAGGGCTTTTAAAACGCGAGGTCCTTGTCGGCATTCCGGCGGCCAACGCGGCGCGCGATCCGGAGCCGGGGGAGACAACGGTGGCGACAAATGCACTCCTTGGCTATGTTCATGAGTATGGGTCTCCCGCTAAAAATATTCCTGCTCGCCCATTTTTACATCCGGGCATTGCCAATGCGCGAACTGACATCGAAATTCATATGAAAAAAGCCGGTCAATTAGCGCTTGCCGGCAAGCAAGATCAAATCGATCAGGAACTAGAAAAGGTCGGGCTTATTGCGCAAGTGTCGGTTCAGAAGAAGATAACAGATGGACCGTTTGAGCCATTGAAGCCGGCTACGCTAGCGGCGCGGAGCGCTCGCGGACGAACCGGAACTGCTCCATTGCTTGATACCGGTCAGCTCAGGCGAGCTATTACATATATTGTGCGATAAATGCCATCCCTTGACGTTACGGATATTCTAACAGATCCTGATTTTGCCGACAGATTTTCGGTTGCCAGATTTACGCAGACCATTACGCTCGGTGGGATAGCAAGCGATTCGTCGATTATCTATAATAATATATCCGGCGTCGTGACCGCCAATGACGATATTGATTTGATAAAAATGCCGGATGGTGAATTACTTTCCGGATCGATCACTATCATTACCAAATTTAGATTGACCAATGGTTCCGGCACCACGGATGCCGATGTTGTGACATGGCATGGCCGCCAATATCAAGTCAAGACGACTGGCGACTGGAGTGGATGGGGTGCCGGATTCATTGAGGCTATCTGTGTGTTGAAGGTGGTCAGCCCATGAGCGAGCATGATCAATCCAAGTTCGTTGATTTTCATCACTATGAACAGCGAATTGCTACATTGGAAGCGAAGCAGCGCATGGTTCATGAGGCCATGCTCGCTTATGTCGAGGCAGATAGATCTGCAACATGGATGTCGACGGCCAAGGACCTCTCCGATGCGCTGCATAAGGCGCTGTATGACGAAGTCTGTCTTCATGGTCAACAGCGCCGATGAGCAACGACTCATCTATATACATTCATTTCTTTTACACATGAATAATTGGACAGATGCCATTCGAATGCATCAATTGGCTCCAAGATACCGCTAAGCGAGGCTAGGAATTCGATCTCGTTAAAATAGTAATCCTCTTGCTGATCTGGGTGGGCCACGATCCATAAATCGCGCAATGTCTCTACATCGATATCCTCTTTAGCTCGGAAAACGCCATGCACAGAATAGTCACTATATACTCCAGTAGTGATAGTAAATATTGCGCCTTTGGGAATCGGGATCATTTTTGATATTTTGCTCATTTTTTGTATCCTTGTAACCCCTCCTTATCAATTTAGGACGTGCCTTGTCAAACGATTCTTCAACCGGCGGTTATCTTGTTCCGTCAAGTGCGCCACCTATCGAAGATATCGCGCTCGATGCGTTTTTGCAAGGTGCCGTCGTTGGCATGACGGGCCTGCCAGGTCCTATGGTTCGACCGCGCTGGCAAACGCCATCGCCCAAGCAGCCGGAGGCAACGGTTGATTGGTGTGGGGTAGGCATCATTTCCGAAACGCCGGAATATAGCGCATATACACGGCATTGGCGTGGCGAGCCATCTAATCCCAATGATCCGGCCGGGCAAGGTTATGACGAGCAGCGCCGCCATGAAGTGCTGGAGGTCATGGCAAGCTTCTATGGCCCGAATTCGCGTGGCAATGCAAACATGTTCCGAGCCGGTCTTGCGGTTGATCAAAATCGGGAATCGTTCTTTTTACAAAACATGAATATCGTCGCTTCGGATTGCAAAATAATCAACACATCGGAATTGATTAACGAGGTCTGGTTTCGCCGAGTCGATCTGACATTTTGCGTCCGGCGCGAGATCGATCGCACATATCCAGTTCTCAATATTCTATCAGCTCCAATTACGATTGAGGGCGATACCGGCAATACAGATGCACTAATCGCAGGGCCTAATCCTCCACAGGTTTAACAGCTCAAAATTCAATCATCGATAATTCTAAGCCCCATTGCGAAAGCAAGCGGGGCTTTTTTTATAAGGAAATATCATGGCGCCCACGGGCCTCAACGTCTCCGACGTCGTCAATGTTCAAGTTAATATTGCGCCACTCGCTGCGACGTTTTCTAATTTTGGCAGTCTTGTGATTATTGGCTCGTCGCCAGTAATCGATACCACCGAGCGTATTCGTCTTTACACGACGCTTGCGGGTGTAACAAGTGATTTTGGCACAACCTCTCCCGAGTGGCTAGCGGCTGACCTTTTCTTTTCACAAAGTCCACAGCCGGCGTTTTGTTATATCGGCCGCTGGGCACAATTCGCCACAAGCGGCATTCTTCATAGTGGCGTGATGTCGCCTACTATGCAACTTCTCTCCAATTTCACATCAATATCTAATGGCGGGTTTTTGATTTATGTTGATGGCGTGCCATGCTCATTGACCGGTATAGGACTCACTGGTGCGCTTAATCTCAATGGTGTGGCATCGGCTATTCAAACAGAATTGCAAACCTTGGCGGCAGGGGCAACGTTTGTTTGGAATAGCAATATTCAAAGATTTGATATTACCTCTGGAACGACTGGTGTTACAAGCTCCGTAAGCGCAGCACGTGCGCCGACCGCAAGCGGATGGATTAGTTTCCCGGTGAATCCGCTAGCTGGTGCCTCAGTTACCATCAATGGTACAGTTGTAACATTTGTTTCTTCTGGGCCGACTGGCAATCAGGTTCTTATTGGTGGCACGACAGCCGCAACAATGGCTAATTTAGTAGCATTTGCTAATCCGTCATTAGATGTCAATATTTCTAAAGTGACGCTTTCAATACCGAATGTGGTCGGAACAAAGGTTTATGTCGTTTCGGATTTGCCTGGTACGGCAGGTAATGCATATACATTGGCTGCATCAGCCGCTACGGTATCAGGTGCCACGCTGACCGGCGGTAGCGGCACGGACCTTTCGGTGTTGACTAATACGACATTGAGTACTGCTTCTGCTCCGGTGATCGGCATCAACCCCGAGACGGCTCTCGCATGCATCGGAGTGCTAGATAATCTTTCCGGCGTGTGGTATGGGGCAACATTCGCCACTGCAACTCCGCCGGCCGATTCAGATTATATTGCTGTCGCTGGATATATCGAGGGTGCTAATAGGGCGCACGTATTTGGTGTCTCGACGCAGGCGCCTGGAGTCCTCGATCCAACAAACAACTCTGATATCGCCAGCTCCCTAAAGGTGCTGGGATACAAACGCACGTTTGATCAATATTCGTCTTCCAGTCCATATTCTGCATCTTCGGTATTTGGCCGTGCATTCACTGTCAATTTCAGTGCTAATAATTCTGTTATAACTCTTAAATTCAAGCAAGAGCCAGGAATTGTTGCAGAATTCATAACGGAATCTCAGGCCCAGACATTAACCAATAAAAATTGTAATGTCTTCGTGAACTTCCAAAACGCTACTGCGATTATTCAGCAAGGCGTAATGGCTAATGGATTTTTCTTTGACGAGGTCCACGGAACGGATTGGCTTGCAAATGCAGTGCAGACCAATGTTTATAATCTCCTTTATCAATCTCCAACCAAAATTCCACAAACCGATCCAGGCACGCATCAGATCGTCAATGAGATCAATGATACCTTGCAGGGAGCCGTCAATAACGGTCTTGTGGCGCCTGGCAGATGGACTGGACCTCCGTTCGGTCAGCTGAATACGGGGGATACGTTAACCCTTGGTTATTACGTCTTTGCGCCGCCAGTAGCAACGCAGGCACAGGCAGATCGGGAAGCTCGCAAATCGGTGCCGATTCAATGCGCAATTAAACTTGCTGGGGCCATCCACTTTGTTAATGTAATCATCACTGTGAACAGGTAATCAAAATGGCAAGTTATTCTTTTTTAGATGTCAATGTCGCGATTACCGACCCGGCCGGATCATTCTCTATATCTCCTGGAGGAGGCATTGCCGAAGAAGGTGTTACGATTGCGCTCGAAGGCGATAAGACAACAATTGTGTGGGGCTGTGACGGTACACCAATGACTTCGCTTCATGCGGCGCAGGGAGGTACGGTGTCTATACGCCTACAAAAAACAAGCGCCACAAATTCTTTGATGTCATCGCTTTATAAGCAAACCACGAACAGTTCAGCGAATTGCGGAAATAGCACGATTACCCTCCGCAACCCGGCCCGCGGAGATACGATCGTTTGTCTTTTTTGCTCGATCAAAAAGATTCCGGACAATGTCAATGCCAGGGAAGGAGGGATGCTTGATTGGGTATTCAATGCCGGGGTTATTGACGAAACCATTGGAGATGGCAGTCCCGGTAGCACGACAATCCTAGCGGGGTGATATGGCTGAATTCGAGATTAATGGAATAACTTACAAAAATAAAAAATTGTCCGCAATGGATCAATTGGATTTAATGCTCGATCTATCGCCGCTTTTGGTCAGCATTAAGGATCTTATCGGCTTAGATAAAGATTCCTCCTCTGATACTGATTCTGACGAAGCAAAACGGACTTTGCAAGTAAAGGTGGTTTCGCAAATCGCAACCTCAATAGCAGATATGCCACGGGAGAAGACACATGCTCTCATTGCCGTGTGCATGGGTTCGTGCGAACGCAAAATGGTTGCAGGCAAAGGCTGGGCGCGGGTATGGAATGAATCGGCGCACCAGCCAATGTTTGACGATATCGGCCTGATGGAAATAGGCGGCATTGTCATTGCGGTTCTACAGGATAATTTCCAAAATTTTTTACCAGGCACAGGCTAGAATTTACTAGTCATGTGCCGCACCTAGATTATGATGTTGTATCTTTGCCGAATGGG